AATATTATGTCAGTTGAAGCCAATGCTAGATTATATATTAATGAAGTTCGTAAAAACTATAGTGAAGAACAAATATTAGAATGGTTTGATAAGACTATTGGTACAAATAGGTTTCATGCTTTTGACCACTTTGGTTCTATAGATAATGATGAGATATTATCTAGAGTTAGATACATGGCACAAGCACTAGAATGTAAATGGATTTTTATAGACCATTTATCTATTCTTGTATCTGGACAAGATGAAGGAGATGAGAGAAAGTCTATTGATGTATTGATGACTAAGCTGCGAAGTCTTGTAGAACAAACAGGCATTGGTATGTTATTAGTATCACACTTGCGTAGACCTGCAGGAGATAGAGGACACGAAGATGGTAAAGAGATTACACTTTCACACTTACGTGGTAGTGCGAGTATTGCTCATCTATCTGATGGTGTAATTGGATTAGAAAGAAATCAGCAAGATACTGATGATGTTAAAGCTAATACAACAACACTTAGAATATTAAAGAATAGATACACAGGAGATACAGGTATAGCTACACATTTACATTACAATAAAGAAACAGGTCGTATGAAAGAGATTGACAATCCTTACGAAGTAGACTATAATGCAGAAAATAATACAGAGGAAGTACCTTTCTAATGAAGTGTTATAATTGTGGAACAGAACTAATATGGGGTGGAGACCATGACTGTGAAGATGATGAAGACCATGCTATTGTTACCAATTTATCTTGTCCTAATTGTGATGCTTTTCATTTAGTATATTGGGGTCACAAAGAAAAAGAAGATAAACCAAGTTGGGAAGAAGGACACAAAGAATGGTTAAAAGCAAAATAGTTTATAAACCAAGAGAGTTAACATTTAAGGAAAAAAGAATGATAGTAAAAGCACACAAAGTTTTATTTAATGATGATAAAGAACCAGAAATGTGGGAGCATTATTGTGAAGAAGAAGAAACTGAAATGGCAGTAGGAAAAGGTGAGCCTTGTAATTGGTGTGGAAAAGAGGAGAAAGATTGTGAAAGTTGTTCTTGATATAGAAACAGACGAACTAAATGCTAGTGTAGTTAATTGTATTGTAGCTAAAAATATGGATACAAATGTATATACAGTATTTGACCCAAGTAATATGTATTCATTTAAAAATTGGTCTAAAAATATTGACCAATATATTATGCACAATGGTTTATCTTTTGATGCTCCTGTATTAAATAGATTATTAGGTACTTCTATTAAACCTTCACAGGTGCTAGATACTTTAATACTATCACAGTTATTTAATCCTATGCGAGATGGTGGTCATGGACTAGGAGCATGGGGAGATAGATTTAAATTTCCTAAAGGTTCTATAGAAAACTTTGCTCACTATACACACGAGTTACGAAAGTATTGTCAACAAGATGTAGATATAACACATAAGTTATATAATCATTTAAAGACAGAGGGTAAAGGTTTTTCTAAGTCTTCTATTCATATGGAGCATCAAGTAAGAGTTATCATAGACCAACAAGAAAAGAATGGTTTTTATCTTGATGTAAAGAAAGCTATGTGTTTACACAATACTTTACTAGATGAAGCTAATGATTTAGAAAAATGGGGTCGCATACATTTTGACCCAACAAGAAAAGATTTAAAAACAAAAACAAAATATATACCTTTCAATATAGGTTCACGACAACAGATAGCTGATAGACTTATGGAGATAGGTTGGAAACCAAAGAAACATACAGATAAAGGTAACGTAATTGTTAATGAAGAAGTATTAGATGGTATTGATTTACCAGAAGCTAAAAAGATTTCTAGGTACTTGTTACTTCAGAAAAGAATAGCACAAATCAAGTCATGGATAGAAGCTTGTGATGATAAAGATGGTAGAGTACATGGTCGAGTACATACCTTAAAAACCATAACTGGTCGTATGGCACATCACAGTCCTAACATGGCTCAGATTCCTGCTGTTCGTTCTCCTTATGGGAAAGAGTGTAGAGATTGTTGGACAGTCGAGAATCCCTACACTCACTCTATTGTAGGAACAGATGCTAGTGGATTAGAATTACGTTGTTTAGCACATTTAATGAATGATGCTAATTTTACTGAAGAAGTTTTAAATGGAGATATACATACTGCGAATATGAGAATGGCAGGTATATCAGATAGAGACCAAGCTAAAACATTTATCTATGCTTTTATGTATGGTGCAGGTGCTAATAAGATAGGTAAGATAGTAGGTAAAGGAGCTAAAGAAGGACAAGAACTTATAAATAGATTTTTATCTAATATGCCTGCTTTAAAAAGAGTTAGAGATAGTGTAACAAACTCAGCATCAAAAGGTAAGATAAGAGGTATAGATGGTAGACTACTGCATGTACGTTCTCCACATAGTGCATTAAATACTTTATTGCAAGGAGCAGGTGCAGTTGTGTGTAAGCTATGGTTAATTAATATGAATAAAAGAATACAAGCATCTGGAGTAGATGCTAAGCTAGTTGCTTCAATACATGATGAATATCAATATGAAGTTTCTAAAAAAGATGTACAGAAATTTGGTAGTATTACCAAAGATGCAATGAAGGATACAGAACAACAGTTGCAAATGAAATGTCCATTAGATAACGAATGGAAGGAAGGTACAACATGGGCACAAACACATTAGTCAAAGAATTTGTGGGTAGAAAAGACCACAAAGACTATATTAAACGTGGTACTGCAGTAGAAAATTTACTTGTAGAAGAAGGTTTACGAAGAGGATATACTGTAACACCTTCTTCAGAGAAACAAAATATGTATGACCACATTGATTTAATTTTAACGAAAGGAGATAAAAAATTTACAGTAGATGTAAAAGCTAGAAGAACAGGAACAGATAAGTCAAAAGGATTTGATGACTTATGGACTGTAGTGGAGTTCAAAAATACTATGGGTGATTCAGGTTGGTTATATAGTAAATCTGACTATATTGCTTTTGAACGTAAAGAAGACTTTGTATTTGCAGACACAAAGCAGCTTAAAGATATGTGCGAGAAGATTGTTGATGTAACAAAAAGAGTTGCATCATTTAAAAATGCAAACTACAAAGTTTGGGGTAGGAGTTATCAAGGAAAGAAAGATTTAATATCAAGAATAGAAATGTCTAAAGTTGTTGCATTAGATAAGACATTTATTTGGTTAAAAAATCTTGACAATAATGAATAACTCTGATATACTTTTATTTTTAGAAAGGAAAAATACTATGAGTGTATTAAAAGGAAATGCTTATTGGGCGAGCATAACAAGCCCTAACACAACATTTGATTCTGATGGTGTGTGGACTATTGACGTGGGTAATCTTGATGCAAAGAACAAAAAGATGGCTCAAGAAGATGGTCTTAATGTTAAGAATAAAGGTGATGACAGAGGAGACTTTGTCACCATTAAAAGAAAAGTTAAGAACAAACGTGGTGATTTAAACAAAGCACCAGAGGTTGTAGATGCACAGAAGAGAGCTATGATTAATACGTTAATTGGTAATGGTTCAGAAGTTAATGTGTTGTATTCTACATATGACTGGGAGTTTGGTGGTAAGTCTGGAGTATCTGCTGATTTAAGAGCAGTACAGGTTACTAACTTAATTCCTTACAACGCAGATGCAGATGCTGACAACGCATTTGATGTTGTGCCTGATGGTTTTGTTTCTAATGAAGATACAGATGCAAGGTTTGCTTCTTAACTAAGAAAGGACATGGGGAGTTCTGGCAAAAACCAACGTACAGTAATCAGCTTGGTCTCCCCATTTTAACTACATGAAGACAATAGATACATTAGTAGAAGATATATACAACTTATTTGAGCCAAGTATTGTTAATAAAATAAGTGAAGAAGATTTAGAAAAACATTTAAAAGAGTTTACAAAAAGTGTAACAAACAATATTAAAATTGTTTTAAATGAACAACCAAAGAAACAAAGAAAATTATCTTTGTCTTCTATAGGTAAACCTACAAGACAATTATGGTATGATAAACATTCTAATTCAGAAGCTAGACCTTTAGCTCCATCAACAAGAATTAAATTTTTATATGGACATATACTAGAAGATTTACTTATACTTTTATCTAGAGTAGCAGGACATACAGTTACAGAAGAACAAAAGGAAGTAGAAGTAGAAGGTATTAAAGGACATCAAGATTGTAAGATAGATGGTATATTAGTAGACTGTAAGAGTGCTAGTGGATATGCTTTTAAAAAATTTGCTAATAATAAATTAGCTGATGATGACCCTTTTGGATATATAGCACAAATATCTGCTTACTCTGAAGGTAATGGTGTTAAAGAAGCTTACTTCTTAGCAATAGATAAACAACATGGTAACATTGCACTAACAAGAGTGCATGATATGGAGATGATAGATGCAAAAGAAAGAGTACAGTATCTCAAAGGTGCTTTGGATTCTAAAAGAGTTCCTGATAGATGTTATAGTGATATTCCTGAAGGTGTTTCTGGGAATAGGAAGCTTGCTATTGGTTGTGTTTTTTGTGCTCATAAAAGAGAGTGTTGGTCTGATGCTAATCAAGGTAAAGGACTTCGTGCTTTCAAGTATGAAAAAGGTCCAACATATTTTACAAACATTGCAAAAGAACCTAGAGTAGAAGAAATATTAGAATGGTAAATAGTCATTGGGTTTGGTATAATAGTGGTAAACCTTTTATACCTAACGAAGATAAGTTTGGTTTTGTTTATATAATAACTAATACTAAAAATAAAAAAGCTTATGTTGGTTGTAAACAATATTATTCTATGGGTAAAAAGAAAACAAAACATAAATGGGAAACATATACAGGGTCATCAAAGTATCTTAATAAAGATATAGAAAAGATAGGTAAAAAGTATTTTATATTTGAAGTAATTGCAGAATATAAAAATAAAAGAAGTCTTCGCTATTATGAAGCACATTATCAAATGAAATGGAATGTTCTTACTGCTACATTAGAAGGTAGTGATGAACAAGCATTTTATAATTCATATGTAGGTGGTAAATGGTATCGACCTATTGAAAGTTATAAACCTGTTACAGAAGAAGTTAAAACACAAATAAGTAATACTTTGAAAAACTATTTTTCATCTGATGAAAATAGAGATAAAGCAAGTAATTCTAATAATCATTTAAAAAAACCTGTTAAATGCACAAAAGAAAATGGAGATATTGTTATATTTAATGGGTCAAGAGAAATAGTAAAAGCAGGTTATGATGATTCTATTATTCATAAGTTAGCTAAAGGTGGTAAACAAACAAGAAAAGATAGACCTAATGGTAAAGGATATACTATTAGAAAAAAACATAAAGATATTATTAAAGTAGAATTTATATAAGGAAAAAAAATGGCAATAAAAACACATATATTAGAAGCAGTTATGTCTCACTATACAGCAGAGAGAGATAAAGCTTTAGCAAATATTAAGATACATCTCAACAATCCTGTAGGTGTGGGTGAACATCCTAAGATTGTAGAAGATGTTATTGAATTAGTACATAAAGCATCTGAAGCAAAAGATGCAATAGATATGTTGCATGACATAGTAAATAATGAAAAAGACAATTGATATATTTTTAGATGTAGAATTTAACAATAAAGAATCTCCTGAAAGAGGTTTATTTTTATCAGTTATACTACAAGCTTTACTAGATGCTACAAGTAAAAAAAGTAAAGTAAATAAAGACAGAGCAATATCATGGTTTTTTTGTAGTGTTGGTGTTACGTGTGATAATTTTGAGCAGGTTTGTCAGCATGCAGGATTAAGTCCTTCATACACAAGAAGTTTTGCATATAAAGTTATTCATTCACCAGATATAAAATATGTTAGACAAAGAATAAAAAAGATGTTATAATATGGAATTTAATTTATTAACATGTTTTATCGTTGGAATAACATTAGGTATGTTTATTGTTTTAATAGCATACTTTTTAACTAAACTATAGGAGAGAATTATGGGATTAATGGATAAGGCTATTAAAGAGACAGTAAAAGATACAAAAGATTTTAAGAAAATAAATATAGAGAAAGAAGCTAGATTAGCTACAGAAAGACAAGTAGGTGGAGACCATTACAAATCATGTAAGATACAACCTGTTGATTATATTGTAGAAAATAATCTTACTTTTCTTGAGGGTAATGTAGTAAAGTATATTACAAGACATAGAAGAAAAGGTGAAGGTGCTAGTGATATAGAAAAAGTTATACATTATTGTGAATTAATATTGGAGAAAGATTATGGCAGGAAATAATTATTTACCAACAGAGTATCAAACATTTATACATGCATCTAGATATGCACGTTGGTTACCTGATGAAGGTAGAAGAGAGACATGGATAGAAACAGTATCTAGGTTTAGTAATTTTATGCAAGGTCATTTAGATAAAAACTTAGGTATAGTATTACCTCCTGAAGTATGGAGAAGAATAGAAGATAGTATCATAGGATTATCTGTTATGCCTTCTATGAGAGCATTAATGACAGCAGGTGCTGCATTAGAAAGAGAAAATATAGCAGGATATAATTGTTCTTATATTCCTATTGATAATCCAAAAGCATTTGATGAAGTATTATATATACTTATGAATGGTACAGGTGTAGGTTTTTCTGTTGAAAGACAATACATAGATAAGTTACCTACTATACCAGATAGAGAGTTTGAAAAAACAGATGATGTTGTTTCTGTTAATGATTCAAAAGAAGGTTGGGCAAGAGCATTTAAAGATTTAATATCTTACTTATATACTTGTAGAATACCTAAGATAAATATAAGCAAGGTTAGACCTGCAGGTGCTAGATTAAAAACATTTGGTGGTAGAGCTAGTGGTCCTCAACCTTTAGTTAACTTGTTTGATTTTACTATTGATAAGTTTAAAAATGCTAAAGGTAGAAAACTATCTTCTATGGAATGTCATGATATTGTTTGTAAAACAGGTGAAGTTGTGGTTGTTGGTGGTGTGCGTAGGTCAGCTCTTATATCTCTGTCTAATTTATCAGACCAGAGATTAAGAGTTGCCAAGTCTGGTGC